GGCCTCACCGTCAACCACCTGATCGACCTGTTGAGCCAGACGCGTGATTGCCATCTGGAGCGATGCGAACGGAATCTGCGAGCACTCGTTGAAGTAGATCGTCGCGAATTCCATGCCCAGCACCTTTTCGGCGCGCTCAGGATTGTCGAGCCCTGCAAACCAGAGCTCCGAGCCATTCGGGAACGTCGCGTAAAAGTCTTCCTTGTTCAGCTTGTAATCAACGCCGGGAAACGCCAGCCGCATCACCTTGGGGAAGGTGTCCAGAATGACCGACGCCTTGATTGCGTTGAACCTGAAGCGGAAGATCACATGCCGACTGTTCGCTGCCTTCAATGCCCGCATAATGACCGCACGGACGAGTAGGAACGTCTTGCCAGACCGTGACCCCCCAAACAACATGACGTGCTTGGAATCGCTCGCCAGAACCGCCTGAGCCTCTCTCTGACGCGGTGTAAGGCTAAAGGTTTGCGTCATGATCCTGCGTCACGACTGTCACACCGCCCTTGTGCTCGACTTCCTGCTTCGCGCCATAGTCCTTGCGGTTCCACATTCCGATGAGACGAAGGCGGGTGTCGATGCGGACGCGCTTGTCAGACGGGTCGCCCGGTTCGTCCGCAATCTGGATGCAGTCATCGGCCATATGATGCGTTCCAAGTTGTCTCGCGCGCGCGGACATGTTGGCAAACTCTTCGTCCTTTTGCTCCCAATCCCACACTGTTGAGAAGTCGGGCATGTGGTCATCAGCGCAAATTTTGGACAGAGGCTCACCGTGCGTCAGGCGCCGGATGATCTCAGCGACCGTTTCAGGAGTTTTCTTGGTCGGACGTCCCATAACCTAGCCTCCTATCCCGTCATCATCGCCGCCGCATTTGAACCCTTGTCCGGCGTATCTGAGTTTGCGCCGGTCGGTTCGTTCAATCATGCCGTGCCGTTTCAGTTTGTGGATGCGCCGCCGAACCGCGTGAGACGTCCTGTCAAGCTGCGTGGCGATGTCGTCGGCAGTTCTGGACACTGACACCAGATAGGCCAGCTTATGGTCGTCTGAGGGCGTCCAGGGGCGAAATAGACGGGCATGGGTATTGTCGAGACGGTTGGCGCGCTGAATTGCCCGTTCAAGGCGCTCAGACTCGCCAAGAGAGAGTTCGCGCGTGGTGGAGAGGGTTTCCAGATCGGCAATGAGATTGAGAGCGGATTGAAGCGCGGAGTGGCGGGTTGGTGGTGAATATGGCTTCATGCTGCACCTCGCGTTGAGGTGACTTGCCGTGACCCAAGCAACGGTCCGAGGGCTGCCGTGTTTGTGGTTATATATACCCCCTTTAGGGGGTTATATATACCACCACGGCAACGGCCCTCGCTTGCCGTGTTTTGCCGTGTTTTGCCGTGTTTTGCCGTGGTCTTTTCGAGTAAACACGGCAGACGGTTTTCTGCCGTTTTCTCGACTTTCCTGTCTGAATTCACAAACTCCGCCGAGTATGCCGCAACCTTCTGAACACTTTGCCGTGTTTTGCCGCGAAGTTGCATTCGCAAACACGGCAACATTGATTTCAAAGGATTTTTCATTCGTCGACCCACTTCCCGACTTCTACGAACTGGCGCTCCTCCCGATGGTCATTCAAATCAGTGTAGGTGCGCAGTACGTCGTTTTTTATCCACTCTTTGATGATACTTTGAAGCCGCTTCTTGTCGTCCGCAGGGTCCATTCCCAAAATGCCGGAAATGATGTTGCCGACCCATTGCTTGCGTGAGCGGATGTCCAGTTGATATTTGCCCCCGCTAACGGCCTTCTGGACTTGCCGTGTTTTATCGAGAGAGATTCCTGAGAAGAGATCGGGCCACGACCAAGGACAGGCCACGCCCACCTTATCGCCATTATCGAGATCGACATTATTCATGCGGAACCAGTCGGCCTTATCGGCGGGCGCAAGGTTCGCTTTGTCGTTCTGTGTACGGAAATGGAAAACAGCTTCATTCGGCGGAATACCAGCGGCTTCAGCCTCGTCCTTTGTCATCCGGTTATAGACGACCACAGATCTCGCCGCATCGGTAATCGACTTTGCGCCACGTGCAGAATCTGTGGACGTTTCAGTTCCGTTCGCCTTCCGAACATGGTGCACGAGGTTGATTGAGCAGTTGCAGGCGTCCGCAATACGCGCCCACTCTTTGACTACCATGTCCATTGCGCGGTTGTCGTTTTCACTCAGGGCGTGGCTCGAAACAAACGGATCAAGGATAAGGACGTCGATCTGCTTGGAGGTGAGTTCCTCAATGATCGAATCCACCACGGGCCGAATAATGCGCGTCCCGTTAATTGTCTCTTCGGCTACAACGCAGGGCTGATCGCGCCCGCTGTCCACATAGAGCCGCCCTGCTACGTCATCAGGAGTTATGGAAAACCGCTTTGCCGTTGCATGAAGGCGGCGTTCGGTTTCCTCCATCGGGTCTTCAAGATTATAGAGCCAAACCGTTAGCGGCCCTTCACCGATTTCCTTGCCATAGAGCGGCTGATTTGACGCCATAGCGAGCGCCTCACCAATCTTTACGGATGACTTGCCAACGCCACCAGCTGCAACGTCCACCGAAATGAACTTGCGCAGCAGGTGACGGCCATAAAGCCACTTACGGGGCGGGATGTCGCTTTCAGAGCGCCATACAAATGACGACGCCTTGACGGGTGCCGGAGAGGCTTGTGGAGCATCTTGCCCGCCAATCTGTGCTGCATAGTCGTCCTCATAGCAGCTTATCGGAGGCGTTGGAGGTCCAGGCCACCGCGCAGCATCAAGAGCCGCGCGCACCGATGCAGAGCCAAATTGAACAAAGTCATCGTTGGCGTCCCGATTGTCTCCCACCTTCACGCCGCCTTCCCAATTGGTATGGCGACCTTTGCGCCGATTTCCAGAGCAGCAGCCTCAGCGGCTTCTATCCCGACGTTGCGATATGGCTTGCCACGCTCAATTTCCCGTTGGGCAGTGGCCTCGTCATCATCGGCAAAGATCACAAAGCCAAGATCGGGCCGCAATTCCTTCCAGAGCCGCGCAACGCGGATCAGGTTCTTTGCAGTGAAGGCGACAACACACGGATCACCAGACGCCTGCCAGATGGCATTGCAGGTCGAATAGCCCTCACCGATGACGCAACGCTGCCCTAGGGCCGTAAAGTCACCAATAATACAAAACAGGTCATCAACACGCCCGCCCTTGAGAAACCGCTTCTCACCGCTTGGTGATATGCGCTGAATATTCCAAAGTGCGCCCTCAGTGTCGAACATCGGGACCAGGAGATAGTCGCTACGTTGCTTGATGCCTGTGACGTCAAGTTGCTTGCGCGCCGCATATGGGTGATCGGCGGATGCGGGCTGTGCACACATCCAGATTTCAGCGGCATCAAGCGAGACTTGGCGCTCAGATGAACGCTTTTCAGCCTCGCGCTGTGCTTTGGCCTCATTCCATTCGCGCTGGAGCGCCTCTCGTTCAGCGGGCGACAGTGCGCGTGCCTCTCCAGACTTCCACTTAATAGTCCCGGTGTTGAGCCGATAGTTCCCAAATGCCCCAGCCGGGCGGTCATCGACATAGAGGATCGCCCAGCCGTTTTGCCGGTTAGGTCCATCACCCTCGCAGCGGAATCGGATCAGCGCACCCGTCGCTAGGCGCTGCGCAATAGGTTCCACGGGCCTAACATCGGAGGCTTCCATATATGCGATGAAATCTGTGATTGCGTCGATCATGCCGCCTCCACGTCGAGAATACGAAGCCAGTCGGCGGCCTCTTGGTCGGTGAAAACACCCTCTTCGCGCGCGATCAGAATGCGTTCTTTGCGCTCGGATGGGGTGCCTTGCATGATAGCAAGTTCAACCAGTTGCTTAGCTACGCTGCTGATGGTTTCTTGCTTCATGCTGCCGCTCCTTCAATAAACAGGTCGCCTTGGCGTTGGGCTTGCTCAATGCGCTTACAGGCGATGTCGAAATACTTGGGTTCGCGTTCGATCCCGATAAACTTGCGGCCCATCTGGACGGCAGCAACGCCGGTTGTCCCGCTGCCCATGAATGGGTCTAGGACAACGCCTGAGGTCCATTCGACTATTGCCCGCATCAACTGAACAGGCTTTTCTGTCGGGTGAAACTCATTGCCTGTGCGCGGTGCGCGGATAACATCATTGGGCCTTGCGCGAGGCCAGAAATGCCCCTCGCCCGCATAGAACAGGCAAAGCTCCGTTTGCCGCCCGTGTTCATGCTCAAGGTCGCCCATTGAGTGATTGTTTTTGATCCACGTCACAACGCTGCGCGGCTTCGGAACGCTGGCAAAATTATCCCACCTGCAGAACACATAACGGCTATGGTTGACCGGCAGGCTGCAGGCCCAAATAAGCAGCTCTTCGGTGTCGTCATTCGCAATGGCGATGTGCTTTTCAATCCTGTGGTTTGACCGGAAATTCATTCCGAACGGCGGATCGGTCACAACCGCGTCAACCTTGCCCAATGTCGGCAGAATGTCCCTGCAATCGCCAAGGTAAAGCGTGGCGTTTCCGATGATTACGGGGTTCATGCCAATCCCTCCATGACCAACCGCGCGGCCACGTCATCGACGGACCAAGCGAGAATATAGATTCCAC